TATGCAAACACTGCTTGAACACACAATACATATCAGATAAGCTGAGACAGTTAGCTTCCCGCATGTACTGCTATGTCTGCGGTAATGCTATTGAGAAGCTGAACGACAAGGATGCTAAGACACCTAAGTATCTGTCAGGAAAGGATAAGTAGTATGACTATACTAATACTAACTATTATTATATTAGCTATAACTTGACATCATCTGTACCCTATGGTATAAGAGAGTATCACTTAACGAAAGGAGAATATAATGCCATTAGATTTTACAACACAAATAATTGAACAGGTTCCAGAACACCTAGACTTTGAGGTAGCATATGAGACTACCAAGGTGAAGGACAAGAAGTACGTCATCAACAGTGAGACAGATGAGTACATTGGTATCGTAGGTGATGGCTTCAACTGTGCCTCACACAAGGACTTCTTTCATGGTGTACAGGATACCATGCTAGAGAACCTGACAGGTGAGGAGACAGATGGCGCACAGATTGAGTGGAAGTATGCACGTAAGAATGCATGGGCTATGATGGATGTGCGTATGCCTAACGTGTCCACCACTATCACCACTGACAAGCACGAGACTACTATCTCACAGCGTATCATTGCACTACATGGCATTGACGGTAGCTGTTCTAACACAGTGTTCTTCGGTGCTATCGACTTCTTCTGCCTCAATGGTATGATTAGAGGTGAGCATGACAAGGTGCGGCGAAAGAACACAGCTAACTTCAGCATGGACAGGTTCATCTCTGACCTACGTGACTCACAGCAGGACTTCTATGCACAGTCAGAGCGTCTACAATCGTGGGCGAAGCGTGACCTTAACACAGTAGATGTTATGTCACTGCTTGAGAACCTGATGAAGTCAGAGAGCAAGGCTACTAAGATGTACACCTTGTATAACCAAGAGGTAGCAACACGAGGGCGTAACATGTTTGCACTATACAGTGCCTTCACTAACTATGCAACCTACGCTGATGAGCGTAACGGATTTAACCTACGTAACACAGGCAATGACACACAGGCTGTGTCCATGTTCAATCGTGAGAACCAAGTGTCTCAGTGGATTGCAAGCCCTGTGTTCAGACAATTGGAGGCGGCGTAATGGGTATATATAAAGATGGTAAATTAGAACGGTACACATTTATAGATGTATTTTATAATGCGGAAACTAAGAGACTGCAATCACCATTAAATTGGTGGCAGATTTGGATGGAGATTATGGAAGATGTAGACCCACCAATGTGGGTGTATAAATTTACATGGTTTATAGAAGACTATCGTAGATGGATACGTAGACCTAGAGGTGTCACGTCAAACTATAACGCGCCTAAAAAAACTTATATACTACATAGTGTAAGTGAGGAAGAAGACTTTGACTATGATGGTGCTGGTGATTGCCATTACTACGAAGATAATTACGAAGAGTTTGACACCGAAGAGGATGCACTAAAGTATCTAAAGAAAAACATCTACGGTGAAGACAGACTACCTAGTAAGTTAGATACAGTAGAAGAGTTCTGCCAACAGTACGGCTTTAAGTTCTATGAAAGGAAGTATGGATGAAACTAACTAAGCTATTACAGGACTACCTTTCTTCCTATGATTACAAACAGTTACGGGATGAAACTAAAGTACAATATAAATACTTTGCTAACATCCTAATGAACACAGAGGTAGAAGGCAAGGCACTTTATTCTCTTGACTGTGATAAAATTACAACACGTATGGCTAAGACAGCATACAACGAATGGTGCGACAGAGGTATCCACCTAGCTAATCACGCTATCTCTATCACTCGCATCCTGTTTAATCACGGGGTGCGAGAGGAACTGTGTCAGACTAATCCTTTCGCTATGGTACGTAAGAGAGCCGCTGAGAGGCGTAAGGTTGTCTGGGGTAGGGATGATGTACAGAAGTTCTTAGACGAAGCCTATGCTGATTTTAGCACCCGTAACATAGGTTTGATAGCACAGATGGCATACGAGTGGTGCCAACGTCTAGTAGATATGCGTCTGCTCACGTGGGCTTCTCTTGACTTTGATGCACAGACAGTGCATGTCAAGCAGACTAAACGTAAGGCAGAAGTATTCTTGCCTATGTCGGATGAACTACATGAGATGTTAGTACAACAGCAAGAGGACTTCGGCTTCCAAGAGTATGTGGCACCAAGACCACGCCCCATCAGGGGTAAGTACGAGCCTTATACTATGTACAAGCTACCACTACATGCACGTGAGGTCATGGATGCCGCAGGTTTATCTAAAGAATTACGATTGTCTGACCTACGAAGGACAGGCACAACAGAAATGGTAGATGCAGGTGTCGGTATGGCACAGATAATGTCGGTTACAGGACATGCTAACCCACAATCAGTACAGCCGTACCTAAAAAATACATTGGCTAGTGCAGATAGGGCATTGACCGACAGAAAAATACATGCTATAAGTATCTCCAGTACCGCAAAGGAAAGTGATTAATACATGAATACTATATATAACATTATAAGTGATATGAATATACCTAATGGTAGTACTAAGAGAATCAACTGTCCTAACTGTAATGGGTACAAGACATTCACTGTGACTAATAACATGGGTAATATGATTTGGAATTGCTACAAGGTATCTTGTGGTCTGAAGGGTGGTACTCGTGTACACTTGACATCCGAAGACATACGTGCTAGTCTTCGTGGCACTTCCGATAAGAAGGAAGTTAAGTTTGTATTACCTGAGTACGTTGTGCCTCATGGTAATAACAAAGATGTCATACGCTGGACTAACCAATGGCAGATAGATGCTGATGAACTTGGTCTTATGTATGATGTCAAAGAACATCGTGTGGTATTCCCTGTGATACACGATGGTGAGATGGTGGATGCCACGGGGCGTTCACTCTCTGGTCGCTTACCTAAATGGAAGCGGTATGGGAATGGTGGCTTGCCTTATTCGTATGGGTATGGTAGAGTCGCTGTAGTTGTTGAGGACTGCGTGAGTGCTGCAGTTGTTGGTAGTGATGTATTAGTTGGGGTAGCTGTGTTGGGTACGTCACTATCAGAATTACACAAGAGGTATCTCATGCAGTTCTCGACAGCAATTATTGCGCTAGACCCTGACGCACTGACTAAGACACTAGCGTTTGCAAAAGAATTACGAGGCTATGTATCTGACGTGAAGGTACTTAGATTAACAGATGACCTCAAGTACCGTAACCCTAACGACTTGACCAACTTACACAGCATAGGAGAATAAGAATGGAACTATCATTAATACGCAGTCTAATGGACAGAGAGTTCTATACAGAACATCGTGGCGCACGTTGTCCTGACAGATTGTTCAGTGCTGATGCACGTAAGATTAAGCAGACGATTGATACCGCAATGGATAGGTACGAGCGTACTGTAACACCTGATGAGATTGAGGCACTATTCATGTCGAACAATCCAACTATGACTACGGCACAGAAGCAAGCCTACTCTGCTCTATTCAGTAACATCAAGAGAGAAACACCTATGGGTAGCGACATTGCACAAGAGGTACTGTCCAAGCTATTCCAGCAGGTAGTGGGCGAGGACATTGCCAACCTTGGCTTTGACTATGTGAACGGTGACAAGACAACCCTTGAGCCGCTACGTAATCTTTTAGAGGTATATGGGGATGACTTCACTCCTAGTCTAAAGGTAGAGTGGGAAGACATAGACTTGGAAACACTGATGTCTAAGGCTGACCTTGAGGCACGTTGGACGTTCAACATCCCTGTACTCACACGTAAGGTAGAGGGTGTTAATGCAGGACACTTGATTGAGATTGGTGCCAGACCTAATACAGGTAAGACATCCTTCCATGCGTCACTGATTGCTAGTCCTAACGGCTTTGCACATCAGGGTGCTAACTGTATCATCCTCTGTAATGAGGAAGGCTATCACCGTGTGGGTGCCAGATATTTGACAGCGGCTACAGGCATGACCATGCAGGAGATTAAGCATAATCCTGCCAAGGCACGTGAGTTATATGCGCCCGTCAAGGAACGCATCAAGATTAAGGATGCTACTGGT